GACCTAATCAAATATTAATTGATGCTGCTAATCCTGATGCTGCTGATGTAGTTGTAGGAAATTACTTAGTACACTTTGAAGGTTCTGTTAATGTTCCTCACTCAAGGTTAACAAGAATTAATGTTGTACAAGGAGGATTAACTAATTCTGAATACAGCACAATTCCTGCAGGAAAAACTGCATTATTAGTAACTTGCCAAAGTGAAATTTCAACTTCTACTGCAGGTGGAGTTAAAAAGGTAGAATTGTACTATCCAATTGATGCATGGGTTGATTACTTAAATGTATTCACTTTAGATGGATTTAAATTAGATAACACTAAACATGTTCCTGATGGATCAAACCAAAGACAAAATGCTATATTAAATGGTACTCTTAACGGAACTAATCTATTTAAAGCATTAACTGATAGAGATGTTATTAACTTCCGTTATGTCGTTGATACTTTTGGAAACGGTATTGAAAGTGGATCTAAAGCAATCTATACAAACCTCTGTTCTACTAGAAAGAATGCATTTGCTATTCTGAATGCACCTTCTGCTAAGGACTTTAAGGCTAATACTGATCCTACATTCTTGGATGCTACTGGAACTCTTTCATCTAGATTTATTTCTACTGGTGGAGATCTTAGTAAAAATCCAACTGTAAGATATTCATTACCATCTCAAACACAAGGTGCGAGTTGGGGAGCATTCTATTATCCTTACATTACCGTAAGAGATCTTGGGAAGAATATCAATGTACCACCCGCTGCATATATTTCTAATAACTTTATTGCAAAATATGAAAATGCTTTACCATGGTCATTAGTTGCAGGTGTTCGTAGAGGTGTTGTTGGTGGAACTGGTGTTGTCGGCTTAGAATTAAATCTTGGAAAAGAGGACAGAGAATACTTGGAGCCATTTGGATTGAATCCGATTGTATTCCAAAGTGGAACTGGTCCAACAATCTTTGCTAACAAAACTGCACAGCAGACTACAAAATCTGCATTAAGTTCAATTAACGTTAGAGAGGTTGTAATTTACATCCAAGATGGTATTGATGCAATTCTTAAAAACTACTTGTTTGAATTTAATACAGCTCAAACAAGATTGGAAATTAAAACACTTGCTGATAACTTCTTATCAACTGTTCAGAATGATGACGGTGTTTATGACTTCAGAAATATTATGGATGAAACCAATAATACACCAGAAGTTATTGATCAAAATGTTGGTATCTTAGATACTTATATTGAGCCGGTAAGAGGAATGGAAATACTCGTCCAAAGAACTACAATTCTTAAGACAGGTGCAATAAGCTCAGGTAACTTCCAATAAGAAAAGAAAGATGAATATATAAAAAAATAAGATAAGTTATGCCATTACCACATTATACACAATCAAGGGCTAGCAGTCAGAGATATGAACCTATCCAACCTAATTTATTTGAGGTGACTGTGTTTACGCCACTAGGTGATGATACTGGATTAATCTTGGAACAGGTTAAAACAATCGGAGGATTAAATAACCTTAACCCTTCTGTAGATGCAATAGGTCAGAAATATAAATTTGCTGATCGTTCGTTTGCAAGTATGCCAGGACAGACATTCATGGATCTCACTGTTAACTTCAGTTTGAACTTAAACGAAGCAAACGAAAACTACATTTACAATACCTTCCGTAACTGGTATAAATTAGTTTACGATCCATTGACTGGCGAAATGGGATTGAAGAAGGACTATGTTGGAAGTATGATTATTGTACAGTACAACAGAGCAGGTGATATTTTTAGAAAGATTACTTGTAAAGATGTATTCCCAACAGGACAACCTGATTTTGTAGATGAATTGAGTTATGAAACTCCAGATGCTGTTGATTTAACAATGACTTATCGTTGTGATCATTGGGTTGAGGAGAACGTTGGTGCTGGAACCTAATTCAAATTAAACTTATATAAAACTGGCCTTAGGGCCAGTTTTTTTGTCATTACTCTAATATATAATATAGAATACATAATCTAAAATCATGAAGATATTTAAAGTAAAAAATCAAACAGATGGGAAAGTTTATGTAGGTTATTCAGTTAATGACAATCCTAATAACTTAGGGTCTGGAAAATACATTAAGAGGGCGGTGAAGGATTTTGGTACAAAGTCTTTTACTAAAACCATTCTTGAAGAATTTGAAACAGACGAGTCATTAGGTCATATTATGGATAGGGTAGAGTTTTGGATTAAAAAATACAAAGCTGACAATCCTAAATATGGTTACAACGAAAGCGTACAGGAAATGATTCCACAAAAGAAAAGACTTACAAAAAAATTACAAGTTCTTTTAACTCCTGAAGATGAAGATAACCTTAATACTATCATCATTCAAAAATCAATGGAAACAAAAACAAAACCGATGCCAGTTTCTAGGTATGTTAGACAACTTATTGTTGAGCATATAGTAGAGGAGACATCACCAGAAAAACAATTAACAAAAAATTAAATAAATTATGAGTAGTCACGAAGACAACATTAAAAAAGAGTTTGAAGCAGCTGAAGGTATACAAGATACTGAAGCCACTGTTAAGACTAATGAGGATGGTGTAATTACTGAACTGGGTAAGGTTGATACCACCAGGGGTAGTGGAATTACATCACCAGACGATCCTGAAATACAGAGAATTCAAGCTTTAGCAGGTTATGTAAAATTAGATTTAGGTAACTTCCCATCAAAAGGTAAATTCTATAGAGAAGATTTTGAAATTCATATTAGAGCCGCAAGAGTTGGTGAAATTAGAGAATTTTCTACATTGGATGAAGATAACATTTTAGATGTAGATGAAAAGTTAAATTCTATTCTTGTTAACTGTACTAAGATAATGTATGGTACACAAAGAGGTTCATATAGAGATGTTTTAGAAGAAGATAGAATCTTTTTAATTTTGGCAATCCGCGAATTAACATTTAAGAGCGGTGAAAATAAACTTATGATGCCAGTAGGTAAAAAGGCATGCCCAACTGGAGCATGTAAATCTCAGGATTCCGTAGAGCTTAAAACTACTAATCTTCAATTCCAAGAAGGGGACGAGTTACTAGAAAAGTATTACGATTATCAGAATAAGTGTTTTACTATTCCAACAAAAAAACATGGAGAGCTTACATTAGCACCGCCTACAATTGGTGTTATGCGAGCAATTACAACATGGATTAGAAAACGTGAAGAAGAAGGTAAATCTTGGGATAGGTCATCACTTACCATACTACCTTATATACAAAGAGAGTGGAGAGGTTTCAATGATAAAGAAATCTTTTCTGCAATAACAAATTTCCAAGGCTGGGATGCTAATAAATTTTCAATCATTTACAGACTTGTGGAAAAAGCGAAAATTGGAGTTAAACCTGAGTTTATCTATCCATGTGAATCTTGTGGTGCGGAGGTCACAGTTCCGCTTTCCTTTCCCGGCGGTGTCAAGGCTCTCTTTATTATTCAAGATATCACTTCTGAACTTCTTTAAGGTTAGAGTCTTATTATTGGAAAAGTTGCATCTCCAGCCATCTGAGCTGGATTTGCTTCCTTTCTATGAATATGAGTACACTCTTGAAATGTTTAATGACATAATGAAAGAGCGTAACGATGATGAGCGCAAGCAACAGACGTCGTATGGGGATAAATATGATATGGGAGGTATGAAAAAACAGATGAAAAATATGTCATCATATAAAACTCCATCAATGCCGAAAATAAGCATGCCTAAGTTCTAATAAATATAGTATGGCAGCAGTAACCTTAAAAGACTTGATGAGCCCTCTATCTAAGATAGAGGCTTATTCAAAAGAAACCAGCGAAAGCGTTAAAAGAATTGAAGATTTTATCGTTAAGGGTATGGGTTCAACGGGTAGTGCTGATGCCACATCTGCTGCTATACTTTCGGTCTCACAACAACAGTTATCAGTATTACAAAATATTAGATCACTAATAGGCCAACATCTTGGTGTGGCAATAATGCATGAAGAAGGTGCTAGATCATTTGCAGGTGATAGTATAAGACAAGCAATAAGAGATAGAATTTTAGGTAATAGAGATTCTAAAAACTTAGAAATACTTGCAAAAAACGCTAATAATAAAAGCACAGGTAGCGATAAGACTACTAATAAGAAGAGTAGTGGAAAGATTGATGGCAAAGCCGCTTCAGCATTAAAGGATTTAGGATACGGCGCTTTACTTACAGGTAAGGCGATGTTAGTGTGGAGTATTGTTCCTAAAAGAGCTGTTAATAAATTCCTGGATTTTGTAGTTAACTCATTTGAAAGATTTGAATCCTTCAATACAAAGAAAGTACAGAAAGGGATTGATGCATTGGATTCTATGGGAGATGCTATTATAAAGTTTGCTGGAGGTTTGGCTTTAGCAACACCTCTTATCTTAATAGGTCTTGTAGGCTTACCTATTCTTATACCTACTCTGTTTATTATGGGCGGTGTCTTTTCTCTTCTTGGTAATAAAAAGTTTTCACAGAACATTAGAAAGGGTGCTAGATCTGTTGATAGAATGGGTGATGCTATTCTTTCTTTTGGTATTGGAATGGCTGCATTTGCTCTTACTACATACTTTATCCTTAAACAGCCTGCAATTTTGCTAGGAATGGTTTTATCATTAGTACTTATAGGTGGGGCTGTTGCTTTACTAGGTACCAAAGTAATGAGTAAAAAGGTAAGAAGAGGCTCTCTTAACTTACTTATTATGGGGGCAGCCGTAGGTGTCTTTGGTATAGGGTATGGAATTTTTGCTGCCGCATTTCCTAAGAATGTAGGTTTTAAAGATGTTTTAATACAAGCTGCTGCTATAGCAGGTATAGGAATTGCTACTGCAATAGTAGGAAAATTTGGATTAACTAATATTGCATTAGGTGCATTATCATTAGCTCTTAACGGATTAGGATTGCTTGTATTTAACATGGGTTATGTTCCTTTTGCCGATGCAACTAAAGGAATGTCATTAGCAGATGTTGGAATACAAAGTGGTGTCCTATTAGCGGTAGGTGGTATAATGGCATTAGCAGGTCTTGCTGTTACGGCATCCGCTGGTGCTATATTATTAGGACCTGCTCTTTATGCTGCTGCTGGATGGTCATTAACATTATTAGCACCAGGACTTGAGGCAATGAAGGATTTAGAATATTCTGAACAAGACTCTAAAGATCTCGCTACTACATTAGGTGCCGTTGCAATGGCATTCTCTGGTGTTGATCCTGAAGCTGGGGCTTTTGGAATGTTAAAAGGTTTATTTACTAGGGTAGTACAGAGTGGCGGTGGATTAGCTGCAGCTAAAATGTATGCTGCTGCTGGTTCCGCATTACAAGAATTATCAAAAGGCTTAACTGATTTTAAAGCAGTCGGTTTTACAGAAGATGATTCAAAAGAATTAGCAATAGCATTAGGATCTGTTAGTGGAGCATTTGCCCAAGCTGGCGGAGAACCTGCTAGCCCAGGTGGATTGTTTGGTGCAGTATTTGGAAATACATTTAGTCCTAATGCTACTGAACGTGGTATTGATTCAGTAATGGATTCAGGTAAGGCTCTAATGGAAATAACAAAAGGGCTTGCTTCATTCTTAGATCTTAAAAAGAAATACAAATTAGACGGTGATGCATTTAAAGAAGGCGGTTATCTTAACACTGCTATAACTGAAACTCTAGGTTTCCTAAACTCTGCTTTTGCCGCAATCGGTACTAATGAAACGTCAGATTCTTGGGGAATATTTAGCTGGGACGAGAACAGTGTTGAAAAAGGTATTGATGCAGTTAAAGGATCAGGTAAAGCACTAAAAGACATAACAGAA